TCGATAGAACTATTTAAGTTAGATCCAGACAACGAACATCTAAATACATTTATGGGTATGAAGAATGAAGAAGGTTATCACATAAGTAAAACAATAAAAAAATTTAAAAAGACTAATGAACTACCGAGTGGTTACAACACAGATGGTTCATGGCAACAAGAAAGGTAGAACTATGAACAACGAAATGAGATTTTTTGTGGTAGTCAGCATGACTATAATGCTAGGTATTATTTATTTAGCATTAACATAAAAAAAGTATTGACGGATTCAAATTAATTTAGTATAATGCAAACACAGGAGAACAACATGGCAAGTATTAAAGAACACACATCAGCAGATGTAACTAAACTATTACTGGTAGGCGACAGCGGATCTGGTAAGACTGCAGCACTAGCTTCTTTAGCTAACGCAGGAAGGAATCTTCGTATACTTGATTACGATGATGGTCTATCTATATTGACAGACCTACTAACTCCAGAGGGAGTTGATCGTGTATCATACGTAACTCTTAAAGATCCAATAGGTAAGGCAGAAGCTTTCCGTAAGGGAGCAAACTTAATTGCTAATTGGAAAGATGGAGATGAAGACTTTGGTTCAGTCAAGACTTGGACTAAAGATGATGTACTTGTAATCGACAGTCTTACTCTTATGGGTGAGTCAGCATTACGCAGTGCACTAGTATTTAATAATAAGAAACCAACAGAACAACCATCTCAACCAGAGTGGGGAACAGCGGCACGTGATGTGCAACACCTCATACAATATATAACTGGTTCAGAAGTTCCGTGTAATGTGGTGGTGACAACACACATGCAGTACATGGAAGGGGATTTGGGTGTGAGTAAATCATATCCAACTAGTGTGGGCTCAAAGCTATCTACAAAATTGGGCCGATACTTTAACTGTGTTTGTAGAGTGGACACTAAGAGTTCAAGCAAAGGCACAGAACGTTCGCTTCGAACTGTATCAGATCATAGAATGGATCTCAAAGTTCCTGCGTTAGATATATTAGAACCTAACACAGAGCTTGATCTTGCTAAATTGTTTGATGCAATTCAAGGGAATGCGAAGAAGAAGTTGTCAAAACCAATGTCAAAATAGGAGGTATATACCATGACAGGATCAGACGTACATGACTTTTTAAGCATGTCACCAAACGAAGTACCACAAACGGTTACTTTACCAGAAGGTAGTTACGATTTTGTAATTACTAGTTATCGATCAGACAGAGTAGGTGAAAACCAAACTCCGTTAGTGAAGATAAATGTAAAAGCTACAGGAGTTATCCAATCAGATTTGGATGAGGCTGACATAGCTAATGCAGAACCAACAAGACTGGAGTATTGGGCTACGCCTAATGCCATGAAACAAAAGAACCCAGCCATGTCACTAAAGAGTTTCTTAACTGATTCTCTCGAGATGGATGAGGAACAATCTTTTGGTGAGCTACTTGAGCAATCAATTGGTCAGTCTTTCTCGGGTGTTGTAAAGCACGAGATGGTTGGAAAGAACAAAGACATATTACAAGCTTCTATTAAAAAGATTATTAATAAGTAGTTTGTGATAGTATGAGTGAGTATGCAGTACATAAGCGGGTTGAGTCACAGGTTCCAGATTCTGGGAATTCTATTTGCATAGTTTTAGAATATCCTACGACTACCGAATCTAGACTTAACAAAATAAATACAGGAGGCATACAACAGGTATTGAATCCCATGTGCACACTCGCAGGTATAGATGCACAGACCGTAATGCTCACTCATGCATTCCAATTAAAGCCAGCACAAGAAAATGCTCAGTTCTTCTTTCACAAGCGGAACGAGTACAAGGCTATCAAGAAAGAAGGGGAGTGGAAGTCAAACTATTCTCCTTCCCAATACGGATTTTTAAAGCAAGACTATGAACAAGACCTTGAAAGATTATATAAAGAGATCAATGACTTCAACCCTAACATTATAATTACTATGGGTGGTTTATCTTTCTGGTCTGTAACTAACATAGATAAGGTCGGCTCATACAGAGGTGCACTTACTTATTCAAACACAAGCAGACTACGCAGACCTTTCAAAGTCATGCCAACTTATAGTCCGTTTGCAGTTATAAAGAACTATGCGTTTAGACCTACAGTAGTTAGTGATCTAAAGAAAGCGGCAAGAGAATCTACTACTACAGATATTATAAATACAGAGAGAGAGATATACATTGAACCAACATACCAAGAAGTCTTGCAGTTCTTCAAAGAATGTAAAGAAGAAAACAGTGAAGACAATCCGTTGTCATTTGACATCGAGACAGCAAGTGGTGAGATTACTTGCATAGGATTTGCACCATCACCAGAACGTTCAATGGTCGTACCATTCAGGGACATCACCAAGAAGTCTCTAACTTTTTATGACTACACTACTGAGCTAGCAGTATGGGCAGCAGTAAAAGAATTACTAGAAGACGAGACACTAGTCAAGGTAGCACAGAACCAAACGTATGATGTGTCTTGGCTTAACCATAAGTACGGAATAGAAGTAGCAGGAATCATACATGATACCATGCATGCACAACATTCTCTCCAGCCAGAAATGGAAAAGGGATTAGGCTTCTTGGGTTCTATCTATACTAACGAGGGGGCATGGAAGAACCTTACAAGTTTTTCTAAGAACGCTAAAACACAGGAATAAAACTTTATGAAACGTCCCCAATACTTTGCGGCCAAGCCGATAGAGGAAGAGTACATTCCTATTGAGAATGAGATTGTATTATGGCGTTCCGTATTAGATCAAGCTATGCAGGACATTGCATACCGAGGTAAGGATAAGGAGTATATAAAGTTTAAAGAAGATGCCATTGATTGGTTGTTTAATAATGATGAAGACTTTGATTTGATATGTGACTTTGCTATGTTAGATCCTAAGAAATCCAAGCAAGAATTTTTTTATATAATGAGGGTAGCAAATGACAAACGTAAAACAAATGACTGAGTTCTTTAAGAAAGTAAAAGAATTAGAAGACAATGATCCAGTAAACTATCCATCACATTATAACAAGGGAGGCATCGGATGTATTGATGCTATCCAAGCTAGTCAAGGTGAAGGATTTAAATACTACTTACAAGGCAGTGCTTTTAAATATCTATGGAGATATGAGCACAAAGAAAAACCAATACAAGATTTAGAGAAAGCCAAATGGTTTATAAATAAACTTATTGAAATCACACAGGAGAGGGATGATGAAAATAATAAAGAACACGGAGATAGCGGCTCAAGAGTTAAGTAAGGAACAAACTCTTTGGGTATATTGCGGACTAGACTGCTCACTCACCAGTGAGATATGGTCGAAGCTATCAAAAGAATTAGACGAGACTACTAAGCAGACGTATAAGTTTGAATTAGATAGCCTCAAGCCAGCACTTAGTATGATGTTGCGTGGACTGAAGGTTGATGAGATGAAGGCAGGATTACTCCGTGCCCCCCTTATCAAGAACCGAGTCAAGGTAGAACGCATGTTGAATCTATTTGCTAATGCAGTATGGGATAAAGATCTTAATCACAACAGTCCTCTACAGCTTAAGAGTTTCTTATATGAATGGCTTAACTTACCACAAGTTATAGCCTATGCTAAAGGTAAACAAAAAGTATCGACTGACAAAGAAGCACTAGAACATTTACGGAGAGAGTACCCACGGGCTAGGCCATTCTGTAATTCTATCATAGCTTTGCGTGACATAGATAAACAATTAAACATACTCAATTGTGAGAGAGATTCTGATGGTAGACTTCGTACTTCATTTAAAGTAGCAGGTACTGAGACTGGCAGATGGTCAAGTTCTGAAAGTCCTTGGGGCACAGGTACTAACCTGCAGAACATTACAAAAGATATGCGAGAAATATTTGTACCCGATGAAGGTAACGTACTCTTCTACGCTGACTTGGAACAAGCAGAGTCTAGAGTATCAGCGTATGTTGCTGGAGATCAGGGATACATTAATGCGTGTGAAGGGGAAGACTTACATACCCAAGTAGTTAAAATGGTATGGCCTAATATGGGTTGGTCTTCTGATCTTGCACAGAACAGAGAGCTTGCTGATCGTCCATACATAGGACACTTCAGTTACAGGGACATGTGTAAGCGAGCAGGTCATGGTACTAACTATGGTCTATCGGCTACATCTTTAGGTAGGCACTTAAAGATTAAGCTATCACACGCAACGAGGTTTCAATTACTTTACTACGGTGGAGTGATTGCGTTGTCATCACTGGAGAGATGGCACAAACAAGACAAGGAAGGTGGATTCCACGAGCTAATTGATGGGGGCACGATTTTAGGGACTGGCCCATCTTCCTTAGTCAGAATACAGGGGGCATTTCCAGGCATACGTAAGTGGCATGATGCGACTGCGAAGCAGTTACAACTAGAGGGTACACTAACAACTCCACTCGGTAGACGCAGACAATTCTGGGGTAGACTGGATGAAGCTACTACCTTAAGGAAAGCTATTGCATATGTACCTCAATCCACCATTGGTGATCTATTAAACATAGGACTGTACCGTGTGTGGGATGAATTAAAAGATGATGGCGTAGAAGTATTAGGACA